GACCAAGGACAGATATCCGCTGCCATCACAGCAGAGGTACATCGAGGCAAAGCGGGTGGACTCTACATCGATAGACGCGAGGTATTGACTGCAAAGATTGATTTGATGTCCAAAGATGATATACTCACTCGACTCGAACAATTAATAGAGAAACGTACAGGCGGTCGAATCATCGAAAATGAATCTTAGTCTACTCTATCGCTCTACTCTATCCATCGGTCCGTCAATCCATTTACACTAACACTTCCACGAATCTAAGATTTCTGGAGCCTCAGGAAAACGCAAGGGCTAATCCAGGACTCATTTTAGTGCTTTACTTTCTTTGTAATCCAGGCAATAATATACCTAAGTAGTAAATGGGTTTACTACTATTAACTAAAACGAAAAAGGTGATTAAATTGGAAACAATAGATAAAAACTTTAAAGCAGGTGCCCAAAAGGGTTCGACTAACTATAACCAAAAAGTGATTTTGGTAGCTACTCCGAAAGGAAAATTTCCACCCCAAGCTGGAAAAATAATCGAGGCATTACTAGCCGCTAAAGATTATACTTTGACTGTGGGCGAATTAGTCGGAGTTGACGGTAGTAAAGAATCTGCCTTAGAAAAAGTTGGATTGGAAACAGTCCAGACTCCTATGGATATTTGGAGTCATTACAAACCTAGATTACTAAAAGAAAATCTAGTTAAACTCGGTTAATCTTTAATCGTCTTAAAAGGGTGGCTTCGGCTGCCCTTTTTTGTGCTCTACTCTAGTCTACTCTATCCGTCGCTCTACTCTATCGGTCGGTCTACTCTACATTTACATTTACTCTACACATACACTAACATTCCCACAGAATCCCAGGAATCCCAGGAATCCCAGGAATCCGAAGAATCCAGGAAAATCTTAGAAAATCTTAGAAAATCATAGGAAAATATATAACTGTTTATTATATTAACTAACTATATATATAGCTAAATAATTAGTTAATTAGTTATTTAGGGTATTTACATACATATATATTTTTGCTTTAATTACATTATGGAAAACAAAACAAAAGGAACTGCTACTCCTACAAATGTAGCAAAAAGAGGGGTTAGCAAATACGCTAACAGAGTTAAAGCTGGTAAAAGTGCTATCAATCCTAAAGCAACATTATCTCTTAATGATAGTGCTTTAGATAAGGTATTTGAAAAATTACCTGCTCAGATACAACATATAATTTCTATATGTTCTAGTTATGGTGGTGTTGCTACTATTGAACAAATAAATAATGCTTGGGTTGATGAGCGTATGAACGCTAATGAACAATATACTCAAGATGTATTTACTGTTCTTGGTCATTACCGAAATACAGGTATTAAAAAGTTAGATAATAAAACTATCTTTCAGCTTGAACTTGTAAAACTTAACTAATTAATTAACTAACTAAAAAGGGCTAGTATTGGAGGTACTAGCCCTTTTTTTATATCTATTTTATATAACTAAAAAGTATATACCCCCCTATTGACTAGCGGGGGTCCTGCCCTCCGCCACACCTTAGATACGCACCCTTAATTGGAAGTAGTTTACAAATAAGTCCCTATGAAAAAAATTTTGCGAAAAAATTTTTGCAGATTATACTTTCGGCATGGGTTTTAAGATGAGCTTAATTTTAGGAGTCCTATTGGTAGCTACTGTGGCGGGGTCAGCAGGATATATAAAATACTTACATGAACAACTTGCTATTGCCTTAGGTAATCAGATAGTATTAGAATCTAAAATAGAGGAGCAAAACGAATCCATAGATAGATATATAGAAAATCAAAAAATTACGCAAACTAAAATAAATATGTTAGAACGAGAAAAAGCAGAAGCAGGAAAAGAAGTAAAACGTTTACGTAAGATTTTTAGTGAACATGACTTAGGTAATTTAGCTTTAAATAAACCGAAGTTAATAGAAAACATAATTAATAAAGGAACTAAAGCAGCTATGGACAAATTAGTCAATCTCTCCTCACCAAAGTATGAAAATACTGATAATCTCCTTGACTAGTTTGTTTGTCTTCGGAGGCTGTACACTGCTTCCGAAGACCCCAGTAGAAGTAAAAACTATTGCTAAACCTGCACCTTTGTATCATCCTCCGTTACCCCCCGAAATAGAAATATTACCTGTCAACTGGAGGGTTATGACACCAGAGCTTATGGAAGAATATTTAGAAATGTTTAAAAAAGGAGACGCTCCTGCTATACCATATTATTCTTTAACGACTCAGCAGTATGAGAACTTGTCGTCTAACGTCGCGGACATTACCAGATACATTGAGAATATTTTAAGTATAATAAAATATTACAGGAGTTTAGATGAGGAAAAGCAAAAAGAAGGAGGAGCCGAGTAATCAATATTTAGAAGTTATTAATAATAAATATTGTTACTTTGGACCTGATTACAAATTTACCCTTACAGATGAGAAATACCATAACTATGCAACATTAGTTATAAATCCTTCTCATATAAAAATTGTTAAAAACGAAACTAGCAAAAGTAACCAAGAGTTAAAACAACAAATAGTTAATGATTGGTTTATAGAAGAAAACGAAAGTACTAGAGATAGGAATAATCGTAAAGCTAGAGAGAAAAGGAATGGGAACTAAAACTTATATACACGTAAACCAACATAAAATAAGAGCTAATAAAAAACATGGTACAAATGAACCAGTTATTACTATTAAAAAAGGTAAAACAAATACATATTGTCACGAAGTAAAAATATTAGGAACTAGTACTGTTAAATACGGTGGTAATGAAAAACCAATCTTATCTTGCGGTGCACGGGTCGTGATAGAAACAGAAGGACAAGTTGAAGTAGTTAAATAAAATACAATGGGAACTAAAACTTGTATATCTTGTGGTAAAGCTAGAAATACTAATAAATTTGTTAAAAATTTTAAGTTAAAGAACGGTCAGCCAGGATTTCGTAATGTATGTAGAGAGTGTGACTCGTTAAGAAGGAATAAATTTATAAGTAGTACACCTTATGTTTATTTAACTAAAGTACATACTCAATCTAAAAGTAAACGTTCCAAAGATATGGAATGGTCAATAACTGCGGAAGACCTACATGATTTATGGGATGAACAAGGTGGGCGGTGCGCTCTCAGTGGTGTATTTATGACCTACGGTAAAGACGGGAATGGTGCTAAAGAATTTAACGCGTCCATAGATAGGATTGATTCGTCAAAACCTGTATATTCACGAACCAACGTACAACTGGTCACGTACCGCGTAAATATCATGAAGCACACACTGACCGAGGACCTCTTACTTTGGTGGTGCCGTAATCTTATAGCCAAACACGACAAAATCGATTAATATAAATCGCGACATTAACACCACCCAAGTGTTAAAGTACTTTACTTATGGCTGAACCACAATTTAAACCAGCGAGACCACCTATAGAGCAATTTCTATCAGATGTTCGTGGTCAGGGAATATTACAAACTTTAAACCCTAATTTAAAAAACGACCCAGTATTTCAAAGAGTTTCTTCAGTTTTAGACGCTATCGTACCAAAGCCTGACGACCCGTTGTCCGTCGGTGGTGGAAAAGTAGCTGCTGGATTTTTTAGTAATTTACCTACACCGTTAGCTAAAAAAGTAAAAGCTACGATGAAGAAAATAGAAGATTTAGAATTAAAAGTAAAAAGAGAACGAGCAGCATTAAAATCGGATGGAAGACCCGCTTCTACAGCTTTAGAAAAAGCGGAAAACTCATTAAAAGCCCAAAACAAAAAATTAGATAAACTGTTTGAAGAGGGTGGTGTAAAAGGTCCTCCTCAAGTAATTAAAAATAAAGAAGAACAATTAGCCGAAACATTAAGAAAAGATAATCTATATCACGGTGGTATAGCAGGATTAAAAACTGAAGCGGGTGAACCATTTTTAAAAAGACCATTAGCAGCTACGGATGATTCAGGAGTAGCTTTATCAACAGGTGGTATTTATTCGGTATTAAATGTTGATGACCCTAGATTTTTTAATTTTGCTGGTAGAAATATCAACCCTAATAAAGCAGGTTACGTAGTTTCACCTGAGTTAAGAAGAACGGTAGACGCGGCAGATATGCCAAAAGATTTACAAAACAAATTATATAATAGATTGTCTGAATTACAACAAGTCGATGACTTCGGAGGACTAACTCCTTTAGAAAGATATACTTACTTTAATATTGCTAAAATTTTAGGCAAAGAACCGATTAAAGGTTCAGGATTAGTTCCAGGAGTGTTTCAAAAAGAAACTGGAGATATTTTCAGACAAGAAGGATTCGATTCTATATTATTCCCCAGACGACCTAAGTTCAAAGGTGAAGGTCAAACTTTAATATCTGTTGCTGACGACAACTTGCGTATAGCGGATGAAATAAAGTATGATGAGGTCGCTGATTTTATTAGAAAAATGACTAAAAAATAAAATGCCAAGGAAAAAAGAAAAGTCAATTAGACGTACTACAGGTAAAGGCGGTAATTATAGACCGACTAAAGCTGGTGCGGGTATGACTAAAAAAGGTGTTGCTGCTTATAGACGTAAAAATCCTGGAAGTAAATTAAAAACTGCTGTTACAGGTAAAGTTAAAAAAGGTAGTAAAGCTGCAAAAAGAAGGAAGTCATATTGTGCACGTTCAGCAGGACAGATGAAGAAGTTTCCGAAGGCAGCTAAGAATCCTAATTCAAGATTAAGACAAGCAAGACGAAGATGGAAATGCTAAATGCCAAAACATAGTAAAAAAGGTAAAAGTAAACGTCCAGGATTATGGGCGAATATTCATGCAAAACGTAAACGTATAAAAGCTGGTAGTAAAGAACGTATGCGTAAACCAGGAAGTAAAGGTGCCCCAACTAAAAAGAATTTTAAACAAGCAAGGTCAACATCTAAAAGAAGGAGGTAGATATGGCTGAAAAAAGAGCAAAGAGAAAGAAAAAAGCTGCTAAAAGTGGTGCTAAACCAACTAACCCAGCTTTGTATGCTAGAGTAAAAGCAGAAGCTAAACGTAAATTTAAAGTTTACCCTTCAGCATACGCTAACGGTTGGTTAGTAAGAGAATACAAAAAACGTGGCGGTGGTTACCGTAGTTCCTAATGGCTAAACCTAAAGGCGGATTAACTGCTTGGTTTGGTAAAGGACCAAAAGGCGATTGGGTAGATATAGGAGCACCTAAGAAAAAAGGTAAGTTCCAAAAATGCGGTCGTAAATCTGCTAAAGGTAAATCTAAAAGGAAATACCCTAAATGTGTTCCACGAGCTAAAGCTAGAACTATGACAGCTGCACAAAGAAAAAGTGCGGTACGTAGGAAAAGAGCAGCAGGGAATCCAGGAGGCAAACCCACTAACGTAAGAACTATTGTTAAAAAGAGGAAAACTAATGGCAGAAAAAAGAAAAAAGCGTAGTAAATTAAAACAACTTACACAAAGACAAAAAGATACTTTGAAAAGACATCAAAAACATCATACGGCTAAACATATGACCGAGATGAAAAAATTGATGAGAGCGGGTAAGACTTTTGGACAATCGCATAAAATTGCGATGAAAAAAGTAGGAAAATAAATTGCCTGAAAACTTCAGAGAAAGACTTCAGGCTTTAAAAGAAATTGATATTTCTAGTTTTTCTACAACAGAAGCAAAAGAATTTACACTGCTTTTAGAACAACTAGAAAAAAGAGAACATCAAGAAAACTCCACTAAAGATTTTTTAGGTTTCGTAAAAGCAATCTGGAAAGATTTTATTTCTGGAGACCACCACGTAAAAATGGCAAAAGCATTTGACGATATTGCTACGGGTAAATTAAAAAGATTAATTATTAATATGCCTCCTAGACATACTAAGTCTGAATTTGCTTCGCATTTATTTCCAGCTTACTTATTAGGTAAAAATCCTAAACTAAAAATTATTGAGGCAACACACACCGCTGACCTTGCAGTCAATTTTGGTAGAAAAGTTAGGGACTTAATTGACGGTGAAGATTATGCAGAACTTTTTCCTGAAACAGAACTAAAAGCAGATAGTAGAAGTGCAGGAAAATGGCTTACTAATAAAGGCGGTGAGTATTATGCCGCAGGTATCGGGGGTGCTTTAGCAGGAAGGGGAGCAGATTTGTTTATTATTGATGACCCACATTCGGAACAAGACGCTATGTCGGATAAAGCATTAGAAGAAGCATACGAATGGTATATGTCTGGACCTCGACAAAGGTTACAGCCTGGAGGTGCAATAGTAATAGTTATGACCCGTTGGAATAAAAAAGACTTAACGGGTAGGTTAATTAAGAAAATGGCACAAGAAAAAGGAGCTGACCAATGGGAAGTTATTGAGTTCCCCGCGATTTTACCTTCAGGAAAACCATTATGGAAAGAATTTTGGAAATTAGAAGAACTTGAAGGTATAAAAGCGTCAGTAAGTCCGTCTAAATGGGCGGCTCAATACATGCAAAGACCTACGGGTGAAGGTATTTCTATTATTCCTAAAGATTGGTTTAACGTTTGGGAAGAATTAAAACCACCAAAATGTGATTATTTAATACAAAGTTACGATACTGCGTTTTTAAAAAGCGAAAGGTCAGACTTTACAGCTATAACAACGTGGGGAGTTTTTTATCCAGAAGGTAAAATAGGTGAAGAAACGTATTCTGGTGATGAAGCCCACTTAATTTTAGTAGATTGTATAAAAGAAAGGTTTGATTTTCCAGAATTAAAAAACGAAGCATTACGTTTATACGAATATTGGCAACCCGATACAGTAATTATTGAAGCAAAAGCGTCAGGTATACCTTTGGTACAAGAACTTAGACGTATAGGTATACCCGTAAATACATTTTCTCCAGGAAAAGGTCAAGATAAAATAGCAAGATTAAATTCTGTATCACCTATTTTTCAAGACGGTAGAGTTTGGGTACCCGATAATAGGTTTGGTGAAGAACTTATGGAAGAAGTTAGTGATTTTCCAGCAGGAGAAAATGATGATTTAGTAGACGCTACAACTTTAGCACTTGCTAGATTTAGAGAAGGTGGCTTTTTGAAGTTATCAAGTGATTATTATGACGACGAGGATTACTTTCCTACTTCAAGGGTTTATTATTAAGTAAATAAAGATTATGATTTCGGACTATGGCTATTGAAAAATCCCCTTTAGAGTCATCTATGGAAGATGGAACTCCTATCGAGATAGAATTAGAACAAAACTTAGGAGAACCTGACGGTAGTAAAACTTTTTTAGTACAAGAAGACGGTTCTTTTTTAGACGCTGACGAATTCGAAGAACAAAGTAGAATTGAGTTCGGTGAAAATATAGCAGAATCACTAGATGAAGGAGAACTAAACGAAATAGCTTCAGAATTAACTTCACTTTTTGAAGAAGATTTAGAATCAAGAGACGATTGGTTTCAAACTTTTACAAAAGGATTAGATTTATTAGGTATAAATGGAGAAGATAGGTCAGAACCTTTCGTTGGAGCGTCTGGAGTTCATCATCCAATACTAGCAGAAGCAGTTACACAGTTCCAAGCACAAGCATATAAAGAATTACTTCCCGCAGGAGGACCTGTAGACGTAGAAATTTTAGGAAAAACAGATGATAACAAAGTTTCTAGGGGAAATAGAGTAAAAAACTTCATGAATTACCAAATTACGTGTCGAATGGAAGAATACGACCCAGAAATGGACCAATTATTGTTTTATTTACCGCTTTCTGGTTCAGCTTTTAAGAAAATTTACTACGACCCCGCTTTAGGACGTGCTTCAGCAAGATTTATTAAAGCAGAAGACCTTGTTGTACCGTATTACGCAGTAGATTTACTTACAAGCCCAAGAATCACTCACGTAATTAATATGACTGAGAATGAATTACGTAAAATGCAACTTTCTGGGTTTTATAGGGACGTAGATTTAGGAAATCCAGGAGCAGATATAGGTTCTAATGAAGTAGACGATAAAATTGATGAAATACAAGGTATTAGTAAAACAATTAGTGAAGAAGAATACACTTTACTAGAAGTTCATGTTGATTTAGACATAGAGGGTTACGAAGATACAGATAAAAATGGTGAACCGACAGGATTAGCGTTACCTTACATAGTAACTATCTGCAAAGATATGAATAAAGTTTTATCTATAAGAGCTAATTACGATAAAGAAGACCCAATGCGTAAAAAGATAGAACACTTTACACATTACAAGTTTCTTCCAGGACTAGGTTTTTATGGTTTTGGACTTATTCACATGATGGGTGGATTAACTAAATCTGTTACTGCAATATTAAGACAACTAATAGACGCAGGAACTTTATCTAATTTACCAGCAGGTTTTAAATCTAGAGGATTAAATATTCAAAGAATGGATGACCCATTACAGCCTGGAGAATGGAGAGACGTTGACGCTCCTGGTGGTAGACTAACAGATTCGTTTATGACGTTACCATATAAAGAACCTTCAGGAACTTTAGCTAATTTATTAGGTGCTTTAGTAACTTCTGGAAAACAATTCGCTTCTACTATAGAAAATCCGACTGGAGATGGAAATTCCGAAGCACCAGTAGGTACAACCGTAGCTCTTTTAGAAAAAGGGCAACGTATTATGTCTGCAATACATAAAAGATTACATTATGCTCAAAAAACTGAATTTAAAATTTTAAAAAGAATATTTGGTGAGTATTTACCAGATGAGTACCCTTACGAAGTACAAGGTGCTTCTTCTACAGTTTTTAAACAAGATTTTGATGATAGTGTAGATATTATTCCTGTAAGTGACCCTAATATCTTTAGTACAACACAAAGAATTACATTAGCACAGACGCAACTGCAATTAGCACAATCAGCACCTGAATTACATGACTTACGAGAAGCGTATCGTAAAATGTATTTAGCATTAAACGTAAAAAATATAGAAGCGTTATTACCTGAGGCAGAAGAAATACCGCCAAGAGACCCTATTAGTGAACAACAAGCAGCACTAACAGGTAATCCTATAAAAGCGTTTGATTTTCAAAACCACGAAGCGTATATAGCAGCACATAGTGCTTTTTTACAAAATCCAATGGTTGCTCAAAACCCTACAGCTTTACAAGTTATAGGAGCTAATATACAAGAAAGACAAGCTATGCTTTATAGACAACAAATACAACAAGCGTTAGGTAGAGAGCTACCGCCAGTTGGAGAAGAAATGTCTCCAGAGGTTATGAATGAAATAGCAGTAGCAGCAGCTCAAGCTACACAAGTAGTAACAGGTCAAGCACAAGCTATGGCAGAAGCACAAGCTAGAGCACAAACAGACCCACAAAGAGAAATGTTTGAGAAACAGTTAGACTTCGAAAAACAACAATTAGCTCAAAAAGAAAATGAAGATATAAGAGATAAAGAAGTAGAATTAGCTAAAGCTCAATTAAGTGCTAATTTAGAATTAGAAAAGCTAGATACTCAAACAGCTATAGATATTCAAAAATTAGAAGCACAAACTCAAAAAGATTTAGATAAAGATTTTATAGAAACAGTAAAAGTTTTAAAAGACATGGATAGATAATGGCATATTATAAAAAGAAAAAGAAAAAGAAGACTAGTAAATAATCAAAAGATTAACATATAATACACGGATTATGGAAAATAAGATAAAAGAAGTAAAGCAATCAAAGCTGATTACTGATTCCGAAGGGAAAGTTGTAGGTGAGGAAATCCAAATAAAAGGCTCAGGTGCAGCAACAAAAGGAAACAAGTTTTATAGATACATTAAGTAATTAATGGATTTTATAATGGGTACGGAGTATTTACTCCGTAAGGTGCGAGAGAGACGCGAAGCTCTTTCGCAGACACTTGCTGTTGGAGGTGTTGAAGATTTTAATCAATACCAAAAGATAGTAGGGCAAATCGCAGGATTGAATTTCATTGAACAGGAAATTCAAGACCTACATTCTAATATGGAGGATGTTAATGACTAATACTGTTCCCGACCGAGTAGAAAACTTCGGTAGCGATAAAACTCCTGTTCCTCAGGAGCCAAAAATCACTCACGAAAACTTAGACTCGCATAAAGAGCGATTACCCAAACCAACGGGTTATCGAATTTTAATATTGCCTTTCACTATGTCTAGTATAACTAAGGGTGGAATACACTTAGCTTCACAGACTGTAGATAAAGAAAGGTTAGCAACCGTTGTTGGATATGTCGTATCTCTTGGACCTGACGCTTATGGTGATTTAGGAAAATTTCCTGATGGAGCTTGGTGTAAGGAAGGAGATTGGGTTATATTCGGTAGATATGCTGGTGCTCGTTTTCAAATTGATGGTGGCGATATGCGACTGTTAAATGATGACGAAATATTAGCAGTTATCGATAATCCAGAAGACATACTATCATCATAATCATGGAGGAGGTACCATGCAACAAGAAGAAGAAAAAATAGAACTAGAACTCCCTGAAGGGGAAGTTGATATAAGGGAGGCAGATGTAGACGATACTATCGTTGATGAGCCTGAACAAGAACCAGAAGTAGTAGAAACTAAAGATGAATTAGATTCTATAAGTGATTCAGTACAAAAACGTATTGATAAACTAACTTATAAAATGCGTGAAGCAGAACGTCAAAGAGACGAAGCTGTAAAATACGCTGAAACTTTAAATAGTGCTAATTCTGATTTAAAAACTAAATTAAAAAGTTCTGACTCATCCCTTTTCAAAGAGTATGAAAATAGGATACAATCTGACCTCGAAAGAGCCAAAATTGAGCTCAGAGAAGCAAATGAAGCACAAAATGCAGAAGCGATTACAGTCGCTACAGAAAATCTATCTAGAGCAGCCGCTGAAGCTGAAAACTTTAGAAGGTTATCTGCACAACAACAGCTTAGAGAAGAAAGTGAAGAAAAAGTTGAGACTGAGTACACTGCTCCACAGCAGTATTCACAACCTCAACCACAACCTGACCCTAAAGCTGAAGAATGGGCTTCTAAAAACAAATGGTTCGGAGAAGACCAAACCATGACGTTTACTGCTTTCGGATTACATAAAGAATTAGTGGATTCAGGTGTTGACCCACAATCTGATGAATATTATGAAAAAATAGATTCAGGTATGAGAGATATCTATCCAAACAAGTTTTCAGAAGAGCAACCTAAACCCGTGCAACAAGTTGCCGCCTCTAGCAGAGGTGCTAGTGGCAGAAAAGCGTCACGCAAGGTCAAGCTGACACCGAGTCAAGTAGCAATAGCTAAAAGACTTAATGTTCCGCTTGAAGAATATGCTAAACATATAGAAAAAGGAGTATAAAATGACAGATGATATTAAAAACCCAGAAGTCAGCCCAGAGCGAAACTCACGTTCTGCAGAGACACGAGAATCTCAAACTCGCAGAAGACCTTGGCAACCCCCGTCCATGTTGGACGCACCCGAAGCACCTCCTGGATATCAATTCAGGTGGATTCGTGAATCTACAAGAGGAAGCGACGATAAATCTAATATGTCTAAACGTATTAGAGAAGGATATGAACCTGTGAGAGCAGAAGATTATCCTAATTTTGAAGCACCTACCGTAGAGAACGGAGCTAATAAAGGAGTAATAGGAGTTGGAGGTTTAATACTTGCAAAAGTTCCAGTCGAAACTGCAGACGAGCGTAACGCTTACTTTAATAGTCAAGCCAGAGACGCTATGAGCGGTGTAGACCAAAACTTCTTGCGAGAAAGCGACCCTAAAATGCCTTTGAAAGATAGTGATATCCAAAGGTCATCTAAAGTCGCATTTGGTAGTAGGAAAAATTCCGAAAGTGATTAATTTGTATTTATTATAAAGAGGTAAAAAAATGGCAAATACAGACGCACCTAATGGATTTACTCCCGCATATCACATCTATGGTGGTACTATCAGACCTGCTGAAATGAGAATAGCTAGTGGATATAACACTTCTATTTTTAGCGGTGACGTGGTAACTTTATCAAGCGGCTATGTTGAACAAGCAGGAGCCACTGATACACCTGTAGGTGTTTTTTACGGAGTATTTTATACAGCAACGGATGGAACTCCTACGTTTTCTAAAGTATGGACAGGAAGCACAGCTACTCAAGGTAGTGCTGACGCCAAAGCTCTTGTATACAATGACCCTGGAATCGTATACGAAGCTCAATTTACAGCGGGAACTCCTGCAGTAAGTTTTATTGGTAACAAATACACTTTATCAACTACTGCTGGTAGTACATTAAACGGCAGAAGTAAAGAAGGTGTAACAGCAACTACTTCAAGTGGTGTAGCTTTATGTGTAGGGTTTAATCTAGCACCAAGCAACTCAATAGGAGCTAATGCTAGAGCTTACTTTACTTTCCCAACTAACACATTTGCAGTCTAATTAGGAGGACATCATGGCAATAAATAGAGCCCAACTCGTAAAAGAGTTAGTTCCTGGTCTACATGCTCTCTTTGGATTAGAGTATGACCGTTATGAAAACCAACACGAAGCTATCTTCGACACAGAAAACTCTGATAGAGCTTTTGAAGAAGAAGTTATGCTTTCTGGTTTTGGTCAAGCAACCGTAAAAGGTGAAGGTGCAGCTGTTAGTTATGATACTGCTCAGGAAGCGTGGACCAGTCGTTACACACATGAAACAGTAGCATTAGCTTTTGCATTGACAGAAGAAGCTATCGAAGATAATCTCTACGATACTCTTTCTTCCAGATACACAAGAGCTTTAGCTAGGTCAATGTCAACAACTAAACAAGTAAAAGCAGCTAACGTATTAAACAATGCGTTTAGTTCTTCTTTTGTTGGTGGTGACGGAAAAGAACTGTGTGCAACAGACCATCCAACAGTTGGTGCAGGTGATTTGAGAAATGAACTTGCAACAGCAGCAGACCTTAACGAAACTTCTTTAGAACAAGCATTGATTGACATTGCTGATTTTAAAGATGAAAGAGGATTAAAGGTTAATGCACAAGCAGTAAGACTAATAATTCCACCTGCTCTACAATTCGTAGCAGACAGACTAATGGAATCTCAAGGTCGTGTCGGAACTTCAGATAATGACATCAACGCTATTAGAAATCTAGGAATGATTTCTGGTGGTTATACTGTCAACAATTATCTAACTGACACAGACGCTTTCTTCATTAAAACTGATGTTCCTAACGGATTAAAACATTTCGTTAGAACTCCAGTTTCAACCAGCATGGAAGGAGACTTCGAAACTGGTAATGTAAGATACAAAGCTAGAGAACGTTACAGTTTTGGTTTCAGTGACTGGAGAGGAATCTTCGGCTCACCTGGAGCTTAATCTTAAACGATTAGTAGGAAGGGGAACTTCGGTTCCCCTTTCTTTTTGGTAAAAAACAAGATAGACTTTACCAAACTAGGTAATAACTTATTCTATAGACTGACCTAGCAGACAAGCCAAGACTATAGAGTATTTTTCTTTTAGGAGGAAAAAATGGCAAAATCAACATTTTCAGGTCCAGTAAGGTCACTTGCTGGTTTTATTTCCGCAGGAAATGCAAACGCAGTTAGCTTAACAGCTGACACAACTTTAACAGTAGACGCTCACGCAGGTAAAATCTTGTTGTGTAACGACGCTGACGGTAAATTCACTTTACCTAGTATCGTAGCAACAGCTCCTGGACGTGATGACGACCCAAACCAAACTAATAACTTAGGTGCTACTTTTACTTTCGTAGTAGAAACAGCAGCTACTGATTTAGATATATTGACCGACGGAACAGATAAATTCGTTGGAGGGTTATACACAGGTGTAAATAATGCAACTGGAAAAACTTTTATATCTGGAGCAACTAATGATGTTATTACTTTAAACGGTACTACTAAAGGTGGTCTTGCAGGAAGTATAATAACAGTAACAGCTATAGCTTCTGCTAAATATGCCGTAGAAGGTATTACTTTAGGTTCAGGAACTTTAGTTACTCCATTTGCTGACGCGTAATAATTTAGGAGCTTAAAATGCATTCATCAGATGTAAAAGTAACAGTCCCTTTAACGAGTTCAGGACAACTTCAAGGATATATAGGTAGTGGTGCAGGTAGTGCCACAAACTTAGGTCCTATAAGAATTAAGTCCATTCAAGCTCAAACAAGTGCGGCTGACGCTAGTATAAAAATATATGATGGCACTAGTGCTTCTGGAACTAAATTATTAATAGAGTTTAAATTTGGTAGTGCGGCAAATGAATCATTTGACCAAAGATTACCAAGCGACGGAGTTAGATTTAGTACTGGAGCTTATGTCGTATTAGCAAACTGCGACTTTTTTGTAGCATACGTTTCTTAATATGGCAACTTCTGGAACTAGAGCATTTAGTTTAGATGTAGCAACCGCTATCGAAGAGGCTTACGAACTTGCAGGTATGGAAGTTCGTACCTCTTACGACGCGGTTACTGCACGACGTTCAATGAATATAATGTTTGCCGATTGGTCAAACAGAGGTATTCAAATGTGGGAAGTATCTAAAGTTACCCAAGACTTAACACAAGGTACTAATGAATACACAATAAACTCATACGACATAGATATATTAGACGCTTATATCAGTAAAACTGAAAACGGAATAACAACCGACCATAATATGGAGCGTATAGATAGAAACGAATATATTAGAATACCACAAAAATCAACTCAAGCTAGACCAACACAGTTTTGGTTAGAAAGAGTTAAAACACCAGTAATACACATTTATCCAACACCAGAGAATTCAACCGACAAACTCATTTACTATGTTTGGAGAAGAATAGAAGATTCTACCGCTTCTGTGAATGATGTAGATATACCAAGTAGATTTATGCCTTGTTTAGCTTCTGGGTTAGCATATTATTTATGTCTAAAAAAGAACGTACAAAAAGCACCTTTAATAAAACAACAATATGAACAAGATTTACAGAATGCCTTAAAATATGACGAAGATAGGTCTTCTGTTAGGATAGTACCGAAACAACAATATATCTAATGGCTTACGCTTCTGGTAAATATGCAAAATTTATATGCGATACCTGTGGCTTTGCATACCCATACACAACAGCAAAAGTAACTTGGAAAGGCAACAGAGTTTGTGAAGAATGTTACGAGCCTAAACACCCACAAAATGACCCTCCGTTTTTAACAGTAGATTCAGAGGCATTATTCCAACCCAGAACCGAAGTATCTTTACCTCAAGCACAGTTAGGTAGAGTTTTTACGGATAATCCAGGAAATGTCAACCCTAATGAAGATTTAATAGGAACTAAATTTTCTTTATTCGCTGTAACAAGCTCTGTCGGTAATCTAATCGTTTCTGTAGCAGATGGAAGTCAAACAGTAAGCACTAATTCTTTTTTACTTTCTTCAAGTTTAGGTAGTATTGTAGTAAGTGGGGATATAGATTCCACTTATCAAGTAACGGGACAAGCTGGTACATCTAGTTTAGGAACACCTACTATTAATACTAATTACACAGAATATGCGGTTACTGTAGCCTCTTATTCAGGAGCAAACAGATACTACATAGATGGAGTTGTATATCCTACTTTAAATTTGTCTGAAGGTAGTATATACAGATTCGACCAATCTGATTCATCTAATTCTGGACATCCATTAAGATTTTCCACTACTTCTAATGGTAGTCATGGCGGAGGCACAGAATATACAACAGGAGTCACTACTAATGGAACCCCTGGAAGTTCAGGAGCTTATACACAAATAACTGTTGCGGTAGGAGCCCCAACGCTTTATTATTATTGTACAAATCATTCTGGTATGGGAGGACAAGCTAATACTCCATAATCAGAGTATAATTTAATTATGAGTTTTACTTACGCACAATTAAAAACAGCTATTCAGGATTACTCTGATTATTCTGAAACTTCTTTCGTAAATAACTTAGATAATTTTATAAAAACAGCGGAAGAACGAATTTTAAAAACTGTGCAATTACCTGTTTTTAGAAAAAATGTAACAGGTACAGCTACTGCGAGTAATACTTATTTATCGACCCCTACTGATTTTTTATCACCTTATAGTTTAGCTGTAATAGATTCAAGTAATAATTATAATTACTTATTGTTAAAACACGTTTCGTTTATAAGGGATTATACTCCAAACGCAAGTACTACTGGAGAACCCCTTTACTATGGATTATTTGATGATAATACTTTTATTTTAGCTCCAACCCCTAATTCTAATTACACATTCGAGCTACATTACTATTATAGACCCGCTTCTGTAACTTCATTAGCTTCGGACGGTAAAAGTTGGCTTTCAGATAATGCTCCTAATGCTTTGCTGTACGGTGCATTAGTTGAAGCAGCAGTATATATGAAACAAGACCCTAATACGATAGGATTATACGAAAGTAAATTTCAAGAAGCATTAGTTTTATTAAAATCTTTAGGAGAGTTTAAGAATATGAGAGATGAATCTAGAAACGATAGTATAAAATTAACACCACCAGTAAAACAATCAAATGTTTGAGATAGAGGTAAAAAGTAATATAGGAGATATTTCTGTAGCTACTGAAAATAACAAAGGACATTCTTCAGATTATTGGGCTCAAAGATGTGCCGATAAAATCTGCGGTATTTCTGAAAGTGCTACACCTGAAGTTAGGCAACAAGCTGAAGCGTTCAAGGTAGCTATTTATCAGACAATACTTTATTATATGAACCAAGCTATCACCAGTGATAGAACAACTGTAACCCAGATGTTAAATAAACAAGGTCATGGTGATTTAGCTAAAATTATTAAGGAGCTTTAACATGGCAATAACTTCAACTTTAACAACTAGTTTTAAAACTGAACTTTTAACTGGTACTCATAACTTCACCAATAGTAGTGGAGATACTTTTAAATTAGCACTTTTTACAAGTTCTGCTACTTTAGGAGCTGCTACTACAGCTTACGCTACTAGTAACGAAGTTTCAGGTAGTGGATATAGTGCGGGTGGAGGAACACTAACTAACGTTACTCCGTCGGCTGATGGAACAACTGCAATTACAGATTTTGCAGATTTAACTTTTAGTAGTGCCACAATAACTGCTAGAGGATGTTTAATTTATAATAGTTCTGATTCTAATAAATCAGTAGCTAGTATAGATTTTGGTGGTGATAAAACTTCTACAGCAGGTGACTTCACTATTCAGTTCCCAGCAGCAGCAGCAAGTACAGCTATTATCAGAATAGCGTAGGAGGAGAGCATGGCTCTTGTCCTCAACGATAGGGTAAAAGAAACCACTAGTACTAACGGCACAGGTACGATTGACTTAGCTGGAGCCGAAACTGGCTTTGAAACTTTTGTAGCAGGTATAGGTAATACCAACACTACTTACTACTGTATTGTTCATCAAGCAGCAGATGAGTTTGAAATAGGGCTCGGTACAGTATCAGATTCAACTCCCGACACATTATCAAGAACTACGATTATTAGTAGTTCTAACTCTGACTCTGCAGTCAATTTTTCTGCAGGAACTAAAGATGTATTTTGTACATTACCTGCAAGTAAAGCTGTGTTTGCAGATGCTTCTGATAATGTTGGTATTGGAACTTCAAGTCCAAATAGAAAGCTAACAGTTTTTAAAACAAGTTCTCCTGTATTAAATATAAAAAACTCAGATGCAGATTTACATTTAGAACAAGCAGGACAAAATTCTTACATTGGTAATTCTTCAACATCTGGATTTTTACAACTTTTCACTAATAATGGAAATTTTACTTCACAGTTTAATTCTGATGGAAGTTTTCAAATAGGAGCTGCCACAATACCAAATTTAAAATTTAGTCAAAGTAGTGATGTTATATCTATCACAGCTAAAAAAGATGGTACAGACGATATTGATTTAGCTTTTCATACTCAAGCATCAGGTGGTACTACAGGAGAAAGAATGAGAGTTACTTCTGGAGGCGAGGTTGGTATTGGCACATCAACTCCCACATTAGGTAAATTTCAAGTACACGGTTCTAAATATGTAGTAACAAATTCTGGACAAGCTCTAGGTGGTATTCATGTAAGTCCAGATTCAGGTGCTGCTCTTGGTGAGTATGGTGGTGCTATTTCTTTTTCTGCAGGTGGTAATGGTTCAAGTGCAATAGCAGCAGTAAATACTACAGGTAGTGATAATGACAGTATGGGCTTGGCACTTTTCACACATGGCTCTTCAACAGGTTCTGATGATGCAACAGAAAGAATGAGAATTGATGCTAATGGAAATGTTGGTATTGGTGAAAATTCCCCTGATAGTCTGCTTCATGTAAATTCAGGCACAACTAATGTAGCAGCAAAATTTGAAAGCACAGACTCAATCGCATCAGTACAATTTACAGATAGCGGTGGGAGTTGTGAAATTGGGGGCAGTGGAACCTCTGTTGTTTTTTATCCTAATGGTGCTCTGAAAGCGTATTTAGACTTATCTGGTAATTTAGTAGCTGCAGGAAATGTAACAGCTTATGGCTCAATGTCAGATGAAAAACTAAAAGAAAACATAGAAATTATAAAAAATCCTATTGAAAAAATAAAAAACTTAAAAGGTGTTAATTTTACTTACAAAAAAGATGGAAAGAAAAGCACAGGACTTATAGCACAAGATTTAGAAAAAGTATTACCAGAGGCAGTTTATACAGCAAAAGATTTAGAAGATGAGGAACACTTAGCTATTCGTTATGGCAACACAGTAGGTTTATTAGTAGAAGCTATTAAAGAATTAGAAGCTAGAGTAGAAGAATTAGAGGGTAAATAATGGCACTACCAAGTTCAGGAGCAATAAGTTTAAATCAAATGCACACGGAGGTAGGAGGTTCTTCTGGCACAACAGCATCAATAAATGATAGCGATATAAGAGGATTAGCTAACAAAAGTTCGGGAGCACAAATGTCTTTTAACGAATTTCATGGATTATTTTATAATCAACGCTCTTTTACTTTTACTTGTGGGTATGTAAGTTTTACACCTGCAGGGTCAAAATTTCCTGTTACATATCATGGTTGGGACCCAGCTGGATATGTAACAGGAACAGGAAATACTATTGGTTCGGGTTCGGCACAATATGTTAGGTATAACGGAAATAGAATAATTAGAATATTAGCTTGTGTTGCTAATGTTGGTTTTATTAATGTTTTAAGCATAGTGTTTGACCAAGTAAATCCTGCATTTACACTGAACACTACTACTGCTAGACCAACTTTAGCAACTTTATTAAGTTTACCTTCTGGTTACGTAACAGATTCTGGAAATACTTTTAGATACAACCTGAATGGAGGTTCAGGAAGTTCAAACACTTATCTAGCTGCGGGTACAACTCGTTATAGCAGTATTCTTAACTATAGAGACCTAAACTTTCCTAATACAAACAATACTACGGGTACACTTCCTAGTTCTGGAAGTGTCACTCTAACATTTTCTTAAAATGATAGATAAAGAAGAAGATTTAAAAAATGGCACTATTCTTCTAGGACACGAAGATGTTGCAACAATACATCCACTTAGACCTATAGCTATAGTAGAAGAAATATGAATGAAGCAAATGAAAGTGTTGAACAATTTGATTTTTTATCAATACTAGAACCTGTAAAAATTTTTGAAGATTTACAAGTTACAGTATGCGAAGGTAGTGAAAACTCATTCATAAAAAGAAATCAATATAAAAATTATCATACTGATAAAACAAAATACGATACTGTCAATAATAAAATTATAAATAGAGAAGATGTTTATTATTTAATTTTGATAGAAGGCAGTTTTGAGGTAGATACACTTTGGAATGAAGGAGAAATTAATAAAGAAGATTTAGAAAGATATTTTTCTTTAAATTCATACAATACTATTAGTTCAGACAATTTAATTTTTGATTCTATAGATGAAGCATTAGAAAAAAATTCTTTTAAAACTGTTCATGTATTTGGATATGATTATGAAAATCTATCTGAAAGAGCAGAAAAATATGTTTTAAGCTGTCAAATAAATTTAAAAGCATTGTCAGACAAAACAAAATATTTTTGTTGTTTAACAGACGGAAGTGATTATCAAATTAAAGTTTTAGATTTAAAACCTAATCAATCAAAACAAATAAATAAACAATCAGACACTAATTACATATTTTTTTCTGAACAATGCAAGATAAATAATGAACTAACAATAGATAAATATTCTGTAAAAAAATTAACAAGTAATATTATAGATATAAAAAATATATCAGAAAATAACGCAAGAATAATATCTATCTCAAAATAAAATTATGTTTGGTATTAGTGCATTTTCAGAAGCTCCATTTTCAGCATTAGCTGGAGGTGACTCCGCAAACGTTAGTATAACTCTTACAGGACAATCTGTTACTGGAGCTGTAGGTAGTTTTACTTTTGTAGGTAAGGCAAACGTAACACCTGCTTCTCAAGTAGGAACTTCCGCTTTAGGCACAACCTCACAAATAGGTGGAGCAAGTGTTGTACCATCTGGTCAATCAACCACATCTGAATTAGGCACAACCTCACAAGTAGGAGAAGGAAATGTTGTTCCTTCTGGACAAGTTGGCACGGGAGATATAGCAGGTGTTGGGGTAAATGGTAGTGTTGTAGCGATTCTACCAAGCGTTTCGGCTAATGTTGGTTCTGTAAGTGTAAGTACAGATGCAGAAGCTAATGTCACTCCTGCAGGTCAAACTAGCACATCAGTAGTTGGCTCACTTTCTACTGTAGCTGCAGCAAACGTATTTGCAAGTACCGATACAGAAGCAGTAGGAGCTGCAAATTCTGCAGTAGGCTCAATAACAATAAACGGAATAGCTAATATAGATGTAGATGGTCAAACTGGCACATCAGCTTTAGGCACACCTTCAACAGCATGTGCAGCTGATGTTTCTGCTTCAGGACTAATCCTTCAAGCTACTTTGAATAACCCTAGTACAAGAACACAAAATGTAATTAGTGTTTCTGGTCTTTCTAGCACTTCGGGATTAGGCTCTCTTTTAATATCGGCTAAAGCAAATATAATTCCTGTAGGACAAGTAGGAACAGTGGGAACTCCTGTTGTATTAGTTTGGGGAGAAATTGATGATAGTCAAACACCTAATTACAGTTCTATAAATACTACACAATCACCTAATTACACTTCCGTTAGCGACGCACAAAGTCCTAATTGGGAGGAGGTAGCGTAAATAAACTTTATTACATATAATTGAGGCACTATGGCGAGTACATACGGAAATAATCTTAGATTAAATGAAATGGGAACTGGGGACCAATCTGGTACTTGGGGAACCGTGACTAATACTAATTTAGAGTTAATAGCGGAGGCTTTTTCATATCAAACTGAAGCTACATTCGACAGTGATGGAGATAAAACTGCTACTATAGGAGATGGAGTATCTGATAAATATAGAGCGATGTATATTAAAGTTACATCGACGACTAGTTTATCTGCTACTAGAACATTAAATATAGCTCCTAATACGGTTTCTAAAATGTTTATTATAGAAAACGCTACCACAGGAGGACAGTCAATAACTGTATCACAAGGTTCAGGAGCTAACGTAACTATTGCTAACGGAGCTACTAAAATAGTATTTACTGATGGATTAGGTTCTGGTGCAGCAGTTTATGACGCTTTAGATAAAATAGCTTTATCATCTAATGCAACTATCGGAGGCAGTACTTTAGCTAGTCAATTATCTAGTTTTTTAACTGCTTCAAGTACGACCACATTTACTAACAAAACTTTTGACGCAGATGGAACAGGCAATAGTTTAACAAATGTAGAAGACGCTAATATAAAAGCTAGTGCTGCAATAGACGCTTCAAAAATTGCAAATGGAAATGTTAGTAATGCAGAGTTTCAATATTTGGATGGAGTAACTTCTGCAATACAAACACAATTAAATTCTAAAGGCACATCTAGTTTCAGTGGTAGTTATAATGATTTAAGTAATAAACCCACAATACCTACAAACACATCTCAATTAACTAATAATTCAGGATTTCTAAGTGCAAGTAACTATTCTCAAAGTTCAACTTCAGGATATATTAGATTTAGTAATGGATTACAACTATGTTGGGCAAGAGTATATATTGGCTCATGGACTCCATCTTGGACATACCCACTTTCTTTTCCAAACGCTGTTGTATCTCTTTCCAAGCATGATGAAAGAACGAGTTCTTCTGGAGATGGTTCAAACTACGTATATTCAGTAAGTACCTCTGCTGCTGTATTTACTACAAGTGCAAATCCAGGGTATATGAGAGTAATTGCTATAGGGTACTAATATGGGTAAATACGCACACATAGACGAAAATAATATTTTAAAAGGTTTTTATGATGACTCTGTACACGACAGTATTCCAACACCTAAAGTAAGTTTAACAGACGAACAATGGCAAACTGCAGTAGACAATAGCCACAATTATATTGCTGATGATGGCTCATCAAAAACTGTAGATTTAGAACCTACTGCGGGAGAAAAAGTTGCAGGGGCATACTCGTATTTAAATTCTACTGATTGGTACGTTGTTAGGAAAGCAGACACAGGTAAAGCTATCCCAGAAGATGTGACAACAAAAAGAATAGAGGCAAGACAAACAATAAATGATTTAGAGGAATAAATGGAAATTTTACTTTGGATAATATTTGTAACGGTGGTAGGCAAAGCACTACTAAAAGCAGTTGCTCCTTACACAAATAGAGCATTAGACGATAAAATAAAAGAATACTGGAAGAACTTAAAAGAATATTTCTAATGCCTAGAACAACAGTAAACGAAGTAGATAAAAGATTAAGTGCTCATGAAGCAGCATGTGACCAACGTTGGAAAGAAAATTATCGTAGATTAGATTCTATAGAAAATGGAATTCTATCAATTAATAAAACTATTAGGAATAGCTTAATATTCACTGCTACTATTTCCTTGACTATTGTAGGGTTTCTAGTAAGATACACTTTGTTTTAGGAGGGCTAAATGGAGTTCTCCTCAGAAACTAAATTATCAAAACACTTTAAATTAAAAGAATTTGAAAAATCTCAAATGGCTTATCGTTTAGGTATTGATAATAGAGTAACTGACAAAACAATATTTAATAATTTAAAAAATTTAAGTGAGGAAATACTTGAACCTATACGAAATCATTTCGGCAAACCTTTTACTCCTAATTCTGGTTACCGCTGTTTGGAGCTCAATAGAAAGCTTGGCTCTCGTGACACTAGTCAACATACTTTAGGTCAAGCCGTAGATATAGAAATCGTTGGCATAGACAACGAAACGCTATTCGCATACATAAAAAATGAGTTAGACTTTGACCAAGTTATTTTAGAGTACTATGATGGAATAACTCCAGATAGTGGTTGGATTCATGTATCATACGTAAACCCTGAAGAAAACAGAAAAAACAGTTTCGCATACGACGGAATAAATTATAGAGTAGTTTAATGCCTTTATTGAAATTACAATTTAAACCAGGAATCAACAGAGAAGGTACTAATTATAGTAACGAAGGTGGTTGGTTTGACGGTAACTTAATACGTTTTAATAAACAAAACGTAGAAAAAATAGGTGGTTGGAGAAAAGATAACAGTAATACTTTTTTAGGTAATTGTAGAAAATTACACGCGTGGACTGATTTAAATGGTACGAAATTTTTAGGATTAGGCACCACTAGTAAATATTATATTGAAAAGGGTGGTGCATTTTACGACATCACACCACTAAGACAGACAACAGCCGCAGGAGACGTAACTTTTTCTGCTAGTTCAGGTTCAACTACTATAACTGTAACAGACACTAATCATGGATTAGGAGCAGGAGACTATGTAACTTTTAGTGGAGCAGCTAGTTTAGGTGGTGCTATAACTGCTGATGTTTTAAATCAAACAGGAACAACTTACTTAAATCAAATAGGTTTTATTGTCGCTTCCGTAGTAAACGCAAATAGTTATACTATAACTTCACCAGTAGCTGCTACAGGTTCTGACTCAGGTAATGGAGGCAGTAGCACTATAGGGTACTATCAAATACAAGTAGGATTAGATACTTATGTATCTGGAACTGGTTGGGGAGCAGGTTCATGGGGTTCAAGTACATGGGGAAGCACAAGTCCTTTAGCTTTCGCTAGTCAATTAAGATTATGGTCGCATGATAATTACGGTGAAGATTTAATCATTAACCCTAGAAACGGTGGTATATTTTATTGGGATAGTTCTGCAGGGGTAGAATGGGCTAGTAATAATAATCATAATAGGGCTAAAGCGTTATCGGACCTCGCAGGAGCTAATTTAGCCCCCACAGTAGGGTTATTTACCCTAGTATCTCAGGTAGATAAACACGCTATAGTTTTAGGAGCAGACCCGATAAATACAGCAGGAACAGCTAGAACTGGAAATATAGACCCAATGCTTATCGCATTTAG